TTTAGTAACCCAATCAGCGAGCTCTGACAACCCCTCTGACACATAACAGTTGCGAATGTAGTAAATATCTGACATAACAGGCAACTTTCGATCCCATCCTTTCACATCATACATAACAAAAGTATTCCATCGCAAAAGGCGACGGGCGAGACGATTAACACCGCCCATATATGGGTTGAAACCATAAGCCGACCACCAATAGTTCTTTAAAGAAGAATTCTGGTGACCGTAAAGCATTTTCTGGAAATACACAAAATGCACAGGGGGAATGATAAAAGTACGAACTTTACCATCATCAATATCAGCAGCAGCATACCACTCAATCTTTCCAACAACATTCCAAATAGGAAAAAATAAAACTTTATGTCCTAAGGAAATCAGAGTGGCAAATAACTCTGTATTCATAGCCTCCCCTTTAGTTTTGCGTCCAAATTTTGCCCACGGAAAACCAGAAGATTTATCCATAACAAAATCAGCAATTATCTCTTCAGTGGTCATTGACCTGGTCTCATTAAAAATATGAGCTAGGTGTTCATTAACAAAATCAACAACCTTCTCCCATTTGGGGTCATCCCGAAATTCAAAACTCGGGTCCTCATCCATCTTCCGCACAGACTTATAAAAAGACTCAAAGTCGGGACTAGCCAGATAAAATTCTCCACTTAAATCTTTGAGCTCAGTCTGCAAATTGTAAGGAATATGGTGAAATAACGGATCCCGATGTCTAAACCGGGTGTCCCTTTTACTCGGGAGGGGATTTCTATAATCAGTACGTCCAAGAATCTGTAAATTCTTGAACGAAAATGCGGGGTTTCGTTCTTCGATAGACTGCAGCACAACCCACTCAATGCCGAGTCTCCGGGATGAATCACTCACCCCGACTTCTAGTTTAAAGAAGCGGGTTTCAGGATATAGGAGTAGTTGGGCTGATTAACCCCACCCCTAGTACCAGAATGGAAAGCACACAAGTGGTAAGAACCACCTTGTGATCTAAATAAACCATTCCCACAAGATCCATTACCCGTGGAAATACCATAATATACAGCTCCCTCTTTTATCTGAATGGGTCCGGTTCCACAAAAAATTCGCAGACGAGACTCATGGTGCAATCCAACATATGTCAAAACATCAGACTGCTTGATCGGGGAACAATCAATCTTAATTGAACCTTTGACCGACGGGGGATTTTTAATCTTCCCCCATTCAATAGCAAGAGAATCTCCCTCAAAAACCTGAACATAGTCCTTACGGTTCGAAGGCAAAACATACTTCTTGCCATCAACTACAAAATATGCATCGATCTCAACGTTCTATCCAAATTGATGTTTCCCGGCCATAAGGTAAACCTTATTCCCATAAGAAACTCGCCATGCGCTGGAATCCAGTGAATCCCCATCAGCATGCAACTCATAAATATACTTATAAACAGTATCAGCATCAAGAGGTTTGAACTCTGTAGCCACTTCAGCAGTGGCCTGCTTTGGAGCAGCTCGAACATTGCCATTACAATCACGCGAAAAGCAATGATTCTTGTGACAAAATCTACAATTACGTGTTCGACCATGCGCTACTCCACATGTATCACACAAAT